TCCTTACTTTTTGCCATATTTAAAGAACTTGTAAATGCCAATGCAGGATAAAACAAGGGCAGCGGTGAAAGACAGGAATTGAATAATCGGAAGCAACTTTGCAGCAGCCCCGGCCAACCATAAAAGCCAACTACCTACGATGGTTTCAGTTTCGTTTTTCATCAGGGAAAGGGCGGTGCAGGTTTGGGAACATACGGAATAAGCGGCAAGTTTTGCACCCACATAAAATCAGGGTTAACGCATTGACTGATTTCTTCAACGGAGATTACCCACCTATCGTCATTGTCCTGAATGGGGTTGAAGTAGCTGTCATCCATGTACCATTGGCCGACGAGCAAATCTTTGTCAGTTTCAGTCAACAGCCCTACATAGGTGCTGTATTGTTCCGGGGTTAAATCTTTTAAGGTCATACGTTGCGAGATAAAGTTGTTTGGTATGCCTGTACTGCGGTGTAAAAATTAGCGGCTTCGGTGTCGGTTAGGCCGTCACCAATGGATGCAAAAGCCAAATTTGCATTTGAAAATTCTGCAATACTTGAACCATTATTTACTGCTAATAAACTGAAACTTCTATTTATATTACTATCAGTTCCACCGCTTTTAATTGTAGGTGTTAAATTATTTTGAAAATACTTAAATTGTCCAGTTGTAATTTTAGACAAAATAAACATACCTCGCTGTGGTGTTACAACTGCGGCTAAATTTGTTTGTTGCTGTCCTATACACGAGAAGTTAGCATTATTAAAATTTAAGTAAAATCTTGTAGCGTTTGTCGGACTTACAGCATCAGATATACCCATTGATGTATTAGAAAAAGATGGTAAAACATTTCTTTGATACATTGATATATGTTTACTTGTTATATTCAAAGATGTACTTTCTGTTAAAAAAGTATCAGCATAACCATTGGTTGAATTTCCGGAAATACCATTTGCATTGTGCGTAATTCCACCGTAGAATACCAACCTGAATGCAGCATCCAAATCACGGGGGTCTTTCAAATTCCATTTGTGAGTTGTAGCCGTGCCACCAACAAAAGGATAAAGTGCTTTCATTTTTGTCCAAATGCCATAGGTTTTCAAATTAACCACCAAAGTGTTGATGGCACTCTGCTGCGTGGCATCGGTTATGGCAGCAGCCGTGATGAATGCTTGTGCATCGGCATCGGTTCCGCCACCGCCTGCCGCAACAAAGCTCCCTACACCAATACCTCGCCTTATCATACGTTATACGCTACGATGCTGCCGCTTGTCAGGGTTATGCTGCTGAAATAGTCACCATCGGGCAACGAAATGAACGTGCCTTGTTTCAGGGTTACGCCTGTCAGTCCAAGGGTTGTCATTACACTTGCCGCATTTTTGTCAAGGGCAGCGGAAACAACTGCATCTGCGTTTACGACAAAGCCCTGCCAACGGCCGGTATTTGCGCTTGTGTTACTTATCACCTTGCATCCGGTGAAACCTGCCATAAATTGTGTTGAAGTACTCATTTTATTCTATTGTTGGGAATGTTAAATTGTTATTTGGTGTGTCGCAGTAATCTCTCAAATTTGGACAATGATATTCGATAACGGCTGCAACTCCGCTAACGATGTCCGTTTGGGCGTCATAAAAGGGTGTAATGCTGTCGTTGATTACCCATGTTCCGGCTATGTTGTTTCGGTAAACGTAGCGCAGCATTGAGTAAATGTCCAACATCACCGTGTGCATATCGCTGATGCGTTCTACTGCATCGGTAAAATCTTCACGATGCCTGTCAGCAATGGCAACCGCAAAGCGGTAAATCACCTTGTCAACGGTCACCTGTGAACCATCAGGAAAAATCCGCATCAACGGATAAAGCTGCTCACCGCTTGTATTGATGTTTGGCTCAATATTTACGATGGTTGCCTTTATCTGCTTGTGGTTGTTCCCGGCAGTTTCGAGTGCTTCCAGTAGTTGGTTGATTGTTACCATTGAGATAGAGTTTCAGTTTGTTTTCGTTTTTTGTCCTGACTTTATTCATGAAAAGAAACCACGTAAAAATTTATAGTCATCATCTTCGCCCAAATAAAAGCCACCAAATAAATATTGGTTCTGTGGATTGATCACGTCAAGTCCACTCGCAGGGTTTTGGTATTCGGGGAAAAGTGTATCATTTTCGGCAAGGTACAAACGCAATCTTTCAGCGTAGTATTCGGCCTTGTTTTGATAACGCTGCTCAATCATGCGAAGCTGGTCAACATCCACCGCATTTGCATTTTCTGCTCCACGACTTGCTGCTGACTTGTTCATCATTTTGTAGGTCAATGGAAGCATACTATCCAAAATCACGTAGTGATACAGACAAGGTGCAACGTATTTGTTGACCAATGTCAGGTAATTACCACCAAGCCCAGCCCCATTGATGTCATCACAAATCTTGTCATACAAGGTGCTGCCCAAAATATCACGGATATATACATCCTGTGCGGTACGCATGGCAGTTTGAAGCAACTTGCTATCAACGTTTTCGTCAATCGGGGTATTCTTCTTGACATCCTGCTCACTTACGAAATATGCGAAATTAGCCATTTGATTTTCTCCTTACTATTCTTTGTTTCCATTCGTGACGACAATGCGGAATGTGCAATGGTGGGTCAGTGTTTGGAACGGTGTACCAACCGCCACGTCTTAACCAAACTGAATAGTCCATGATTTGCGACATTTGTTCAATTTCATCACGAGTGTAAAGTTTACCCATTTGCATCATGCGGACACAAAACTCACGGCTTTCACCACCGGGCTGCAACGGCAACGCATCAGGATCTAAATCGTACTTGTATCGCAGTTCAAGTTTAGGCAGTTCGGTGTCTGCAATCTCTCCACGGCCAATGTCGGTGATTTTGATTGCGTTATTAGTCCAATTTATCTTACCGCTGTCCTGCAAAGTTTTCAAAATCTTGATGACTTCTTCTTCACCTATTTTTGTGGCTGTTGAAATGTCTTTCAATGTGGCTTTTTCATCGGAATTTACCACAGCCAGTACCCTTTTTTCTTTGGTGGTAAGTTCAAATGTAAGTTTCACTTCCTCAAATTCGCTTTCATCAGCACCAAACTTGGCAAAAACCGACAAGTCATTATCCGACCATTTATGAAATTCGCAAGTGTGACCGTCAAACTTCTGCGCCTGAATAGTGGTGTTTTGCAATCCGAGTGCTTCACGTGCTTCCTCACGGCTTACAATGCCAAACTGGTACAATGCCACATAATCAACACCCAAGAAATCGCTGTCTTTGGTATCTAATTCAATACCGGGATAAACGTATTCAAGGGTATTTTCAAGGCAAGTGTCAAGTTTTACTTGACGTTTGTTGACGTATGATTTGTGGAACAACTCGTATGCTTCAATCATTTCATTACGCTGACCAAGTGCGCCTTCGGTTGCATAACCCAGCAGAATTTTCGGGAAGTTGTGGCCGATAAAGATTTCATCCTGCACCGTTTCGTTAAGTTGCAGGAATTGCTTGTCCATGTCGGAAGGTTGCAGGTGTGCAATCTCTGCCGACTTTTCATTCATTTCGTTAAACTGAATAAGCACACCACCTGCGTTGTCTGTGCCGGTTGTTTTCTGCTTGAACTTCCTCTCAAAGTTAAAGGCAATTTCCTCTGTCGGTTGACCTTTGAACAACTGAACCAGTGTGCCGTTGGCAAATCCGTTGCGGATGTTGTTGTTGTGGAAGTTGGCTATCTCAACATCGATTTCAATGTACTGCAAACAATGCTGATAAGGGGGCAACGGATAAACACCCAAGGCAGGTGCGTATTCACGGAAATAAAACAACTGCACTTCCATCGGCTGTGCCTTGTTTGGATTGAACGGAGCATAATGCTTCATGTCCTCATGCTTCGCCTTTTTCCAATCCTCTGCATACATATAGATTTCGTGGTCAAGTGTCCGAATGTTGCTGAAATCTACGTGATACAAAGCAGAAATTTGCCCCACTTTGTTGTAATGCACCTCATACGCAAATCCGTTGAACAATTCATAATCGAGAGCTAACTTATTTTTGAACTCTTGAATACCCTCATAAGGGTTCACGTATTCAATTACCTTAACTGCGCTGGGGTTGCCATCCACCAAGGTTTCTTCACCTGCTACAAAACGGGCTTTTTGCCTTACAATAGCCCCGTGTTTTGGGCTTCTGTTGTAAAATTCAAGTAACGTATCAGGAAAATCGTTCTTTTCCCCATAGGTCACGATGCCTTTATTCTTGTTTTCCTTGAATTTAGGCAACTTTGACTCAGTGAAATTTATGCGTAGTAAATCGAAACTCATCCTATATGGTGCTGCTTAATGGTTGTATTGACCTCATGGTCGTTAAATGCGGTATGTGATGCGGTAACATAGGCCAATCCCCGGTCAATTTCCTGCGATGCAAGTAATGGATTGGTATTGGTCGGGGAAGTTTGTGCGTACAAAGCCCAGTAATGTGTACCAACGGCCAATGTTTTTGCGGTGCTGCTGCCCTCTACAAATGAAAAAAGTTGGTATCTGTTGGGTGCTGTGCTTGTATCGGTAACGATGAATGCCTTTTGTTCCTGCGACATTTCACTTTCAAAAACAAGCAGATAGTACACGGGTGAAACCGTTACTTTTTCCCTGCCAGTGATGATCAGTTCAGGTGTGCCGCCCTTTGTAATGTAAAGCATCCTATCTATATAAGTAGGTCGGTTTCATGTTAAACAAAAAAGGCCGGGAAAACCCGACCCTTTCTGCATGAAAACACTATGAAAAATCAAAGACCCAGCGAAGTTACAACAGCGGCCTGAACTTTCAAAGGTAAATCGGTTTCTTTGTGGAGAAAATTTAATACATGACCTTTGAAATCTCCAAACGCTTGTCCGAAGTTTGTTTCACTTTGCTGCAACTGAACACCATAGTCAGCACCCAGCAGCCAGTAGTCACCACTTGCATCAAGGGCAATGGCTAACATTCTGTTCTGTGCGAGAAGTTTAATCTCGTTGCGCTGTGCAGTGGTAACTTTGTGCAAACGTGCAACAAGGTCAGCTTCGTAAAACACAGTTCCGTTTTCAGTTGAAGGAATGGTTCTCCAAGTCATAGACCCGGTTTCCTTTTCAAGTTCATACTTGAAGTAGCTTTTGCCACCACTCAAAGTGTGGGCAGAAACTTCGCCTGATGATTTGGTGAGAGTAGATTTGGCATCGAATTCCACGAGCCAAATATTTTTGATACCTGCTGCTGCGGTTTTGCAGTCCAAGGTAAATCCGGTGGTTAATACACAAGGCATATTTTTTTTTTAAATTAAAGGGGGGTAGGGTTTTTCCCCACCCCCCGGGTTAAACTTTCTCTATTCGGTTAAAATTAGAGTGTGAAAAGAACAACTTGCTCAGGGTAAGCAACCTGACATCCGTATTTGAAAGCGGTGTGGAATTGTACTCTGCGCTCGAAAGGATTGAAGATGAATTCAAATTCTTCTTCTTCGTTCATCATGTCAGTACCCAAGAAGAAATTGCTCCACAGACCAGCAACGATTTTGTTTGTGCCGTTCATACCGTGCAGACCGTAAATCTTAATGCCACTGATAGGGTCAACGATTTCCATCTCTGCGATTTCGTTTGCAGGGTAGTGGAACAGATTAGAAGTTACCAACCACTGTCTGTAAAGACGGAAAGTATCTGTACCCATAGCAATCATCAGGTCAGGTTTTCCAAGCAGTTCAGCAGGGATAACGCTGTAAATGGTAGTGATGATGTCATCGATGTTGGAAGCAGTGATAGAAGCGTAAGCGTTAGCCACGTTACCTTTGATAGGGTCACCTGCACCACCGAAACCGAGGTCTCCGAGGATAGTCAGGAAGCCATCCCAGTAACCCAAGTTGCCAACACCACCTGTGGTATCACCCTGCCAAATTGAAGTTTCGATAGCTTCGGCCATTTTAGCTGCTTTTTCAGCTCCGATTTGCTCGGTAAATACACCCATGTCGATAGCTTCACCTGCGGCAAGAGCTTTCTGTGTGTATTTGGTTTCAAGGTCTTTGGGGCACAAAGTTTCCTGAACCTTAACTTTTCCAACGGTCAGGGTGCGCTTGGACAGGGTAGTGTTGCCACTGGTCTGATAAGAGCAGCTGTCAGATTGGAAGTAAACGTCTGAATACAGCAAAGGCAGTATTTCAGCAGATTTGATACCGGGGAGAACCTGTCCAGCACCCTGCAAAAGATTTGCAGTTTTGGCGGTGAACATCGCTTTGGTCAGAAGCTGTAAGCTTTCCTCTTTGGTGTAATTGGTGAGACCTGTTACGTCAAATGCCATGATTTTATTTTATTTTTTGATTGATTTGATTGCGGAAACAAAGCCAAAGAAATTTTCCTCTTTTTCGGGTTTAACTGAACCGAATGGCTTTTTGGTCGGTTCAGGGGTGGTGGCTGCAAACTTTTCAAACACGCTGAAAGTTTCTTCAACTTTGCCCAGTATGTTGACAAGTGCAGTTTCAAGGGTAGCGATTTTCGCTGCCAGTTCTTCGTTAGCGGCACGGAGTGCGTCGAACTGCTCAACGGATGCAAACTGATTTTCAACCTCAACTTCCTCAACGGGAGTTTCTTCTTTGGTTTCGATCATTTCAACCACACCATCTTTGGTTGTCACCAAAAGACCAGTGGTAGTTTCATGCACTCCATCAGGTGCAGGCACGATGCCTTCTTCGCCTTTAACATTCAGGAGCATTCCAGCGGCAAGTTCCTCGCCTTCGAAAACCACGATAGTTCCGTCAACCAAAGTCAACTCACCAAACGCAGCAGGCACAGGTTCTTCGCTGAAACGCTGCTTTACCTCTGCCATGAATGCGGCAAGAGATAACTTCATTTCGGCTAATTCTGATTTAAATTCCATATATCTTAAAAGGTAGTTATGTTTTGCCCTATGCAAAATTTTTCAGCATGGCGGTTATTTCACGCATCATTTCAAGGACTTCATCCTGTTCTTCCATGTCAAAAAGCCCCTCAACGCTGAAACCTTTCCATTCGCCATCCTTAACTTTTGCCCATATTTCCTCATTGTCTATTAAATAGGTCAGGAACCAGCTGCCATCCTTTGCATCTTCGTACCCGGTAGGTGGCATCACACCACGTTTGCGGTCAATGAAGTATGACTCAATCATGTGGACACCCTCTTTCACGGGGTTGGCATGGTCGGTATTGACTGCTTTATAGGCATCATTGCGGACAAATTTCTTTGCTATCTTCCAAATGGTGTCGGCATCAAAGGTCACGTAGTACTCACCCCTGATGTCATCGTAGCGGTAAATGGGTAAATCGGCTAACATTGCCGGGCCTGTCACGATGCGCTTTTCTTCGGACTGAACCGAGTATGCCTGTCTCATGTCTATCTGTTGCAATTTGCGACTTGCCCATTCGATACCCTCATCACCACCCCAAGCCAACCACATCAGGCGGCCACATCCGTCACCTAATTCCTTGTCGCTGTTCTGTCTGTGCCTTTCAAACCCTGCCATTCGTGCAATTGTGTCACGGGTGATGGCTTCACCATTAGCTAACTGATTAGCCCTGATTTTACCCACCGCTGTTCCGCAGTCACCCCATCCGTTTTCTTCGGCCCAACGCAAAGCAACCTTTGCATTTTCTTTGGCCGCTTCGGGGTAGTCATCATAGCTTTCAAATTTCTGTCTGCTTTCCCATTTGCTGTAACACACGGCAGCGGCTTGGTCTTGCTCCATGCCTTCGCCAATCATTACCGGGATGCAACGGCTGATAAATTCATCTTCTGTTTCGTTTGCTGTCGGATCAACAAATTGGTCTTTGAACAGCATGAAGTCTTTTTGTATGGCTGGGCGGTCAACGAGAGAAACAAACTCAACCCCTGTTTCATCGTCATCATTGACCACAATTTTGTACACTGGTAATTCCATATCTTTAAAAGTAGGTTTAAACGACACTTGTATTTCTTAACCTGCGGACACGGGTCTGCGTTTTGGTGATGTCGCCTTCAAGAACGTACACTCTACCCATGCCACCGAACTGACCTTCTTCCGGGAGTGCGCCGCCTGTTAGTGGAGTCATTGGTGAAGGTGCAGCACCTACCGCACCCATTCCACCACCGCCACCGCTTCCCCCTGAACCACCTTTCAAAATAGCTTTTGCACGTGACATCGCACCCAATACTGCTGCGACTTGTTGTGCGTAAAATATTGGGAATGCGTATGGAGCTGCTGGGCCTGTTGCTGCTGCACCTTTTTGAGCAATATCCAAACCCTGTGCAAAACCTACACCTGTTTTGATTGCAATATCCAAAAGTGCCGCTGCCTTTGCTGCATCGCTTCCCTCTTTTAAGATACCACCAAGCGCACCAACAGCATTTACGGCTTCATTTAATGTTGCCATTTGTGCTTCTTGTTTTGCCTTTTCGCTATCCTCTTTTGCCTTTTTATCAGCATCGTAAATTTCCTTTTTCTTTTGGGCAAGTTGCAATTCCAAATCAACGGTGCTTTGACCAAATTGCTTTGCATTATTTATTTGGGATTGTAACCTCTCAACTTCAAGTTGTGCGAGTGCTTCGTTATTTCCGACAAGTGCAACCTGCTGTTTTTTGTAGTAGTCATCGGTTGCCTTTATTGCATCGGCTGCTTCCTTTTCCTTTCGTGCTTTTTCGTCTGCTGCTGCCTTTTCCTGTTCTGCCTGTTGTTTGGCATAAAATTCAGTCCTTACTTTTTCAAGTTCTGCATCACGAAGTTTGTTGATTTCAATTTCGGTAAAATTCTTTTCTTTATAGCCCTTTATTCGTGTTGCAAATGCGGCATCGGCAGCGGCAATCTGCTGGGCAAGTGTATCTTGTTCCAATGCCAATAATGTGGCACGTCTTTCAAGTGCATCAGCAGCTTCTTTTTCCCGTTGCTCTTTTCTTTTTTGTTCGTCTGCTTTTCTTAATTCCTCGTTTTTTGCATTCTGTTCTTGACGTTTTTTTGTGTCTTCATCTCGAACCTTGTTTTGAAATTTAAGATTTTCTAATTCTATAGCTTGACGTGCTTCTGTTAATTTTTCTTGTACTTCTAAATTACCAACATCTTTTTTTAATTCATCTTCTAAATCACGTACACGCATTTTCATAAATCTAATACGAGTTTCATGCAATACTTTTTCACTTGCACCTGCTAATTTTCTTTTTTCAATGGCTAATTCCATTGATTTTACATCTTTCTGCGAAACCCTATCAATGAAATCAAGTGCTTCTTTTGACCTTTCAGCTGCCTTTTCTGCTTCCGAACCTAAATCATTCAAATACTGAATTGCACTCGTAATAGCTACAATTAAAAGACCGATACCTGTGGCAGCCATTGCACCTTTCAAAGTTGTAAATGCAGTCACAACATTTGTACGTATCATTGTAGCCACCGCACCCAATGCGTTCTGCATATTTAAAAGCTGCTGAATACCCTGTGCAAATGCCATAGCACCCTGCACTTGCATCATTGTTTTTTGTACATCTTCACTTTCAGCACCGAATAAAGCCATTGCACCAGTAACGGCAGAAATGCCACCAGCCAAACCTTGTGCAACTGTTGCAACAGCTTCAAATTTATCGGGGTTCAAACCTGCAACACGCTGTTGAAAATCGCCCATTTGGTCTTTAAGTTCTGCAACTCTTTTGGCAGCGGCAACAGCTTCCGGTGAAAATTCACCAAACTGCTGCGCTAACCTTACCGCTTCCTGAGTAGCTTCCCTGATTTGGGTTTTTATAGATTTGAAGCTGTCAAGCCCTTGCGCTAATTTGGTAACCTTTTCGGCTGCCTTTTGTGCTTCCTTACTGCTTTCACCAAATTCTTTTGCAATCTTTTTGGCTTCGGCTTCGGCCGCCTTGATTTCTTCTTTTAACTTTTTAACCTGTTCCGCACCGCTTACCGATGCGTTAAGTTTTATTCCAACTATTGTTTCTGCCATTTTATTTGTTTGTTAATGCGTACCACCTTGACCCGTTGCATACCAAATATGCTGTACCCCATTGGTTGTTGATGTTGTAATGGTCACTTCCATCTATGTATTCCCCACTTTGTGCTTCTATGCGTAATGTTCCACCCGATTCTGCTTTGACTATCCAAAACCCTTTCGATGTTGATGTGCCAACCGGGGGCAATGTAATGGTGTGATTTCCCCCTGCTGAAAAGATAATGATGTCCTTGTCCATTTCAGCAGTATAGTTTGCTGTCGGAAATACAAATCGGTTTGTTCCAAAATTGTTAGGTTGTATTAACTGCCCTTGCATCCACACTTCGTTGCATCCTGCGTAACCTGATGGTGGTGCTTGTCCAATTACAATGCTATCATCGCAAATGAAAGTCACTCCGCTGGTTGCAAAGGCAGCGTTTCTGTTTCCAAAGTTTGAAAGGATATTCCCTACCATTATGCCATCCCCGGCATCATTGTATTGACCTATATTGAAGCCACGCTGACTTATTACTTTATTCGTTGTCTTGCCACCTTCGGGGTCTTTTTCATCTTTTATATTGTCATTGCCTTGGCTTCCACCACCGCCCACGCTTCCTGTCGTTGCCGTGAATGTCGGCCCTGCTTTAAGGAACAAAAACTCACAGATGTTGACAGATGGGTTAATTGGGTCGTAATCCTCAATCTTATTCAACCGGAAGTAATTGCCATCAAAGAAATACAGGTCACGGAATGACAACTTTTCCATGTCAGCCGGGGTCAGGTAGAAATGGCCTCTTACTATCTTGCTGTCCTTGTCTATAATTTCGGACATATACTTTGACCAGTAAGCATTGAACAAATTATTGTTGGTCATTTCTGTACCTGCTGGAATACCTATAAATCTTGGCATCCCATAGTTAATATCCGATGTAGGTGTTTTTGGATTGTCCAAATGCCCTGTGTATGGATATTTTGTTTTGTTGGTAGATGTGCCACCAAGCACTCTTACTTTGCCATTATAAACTAAATAAGGATTGCAAGACAACGCAGCATATTGCAATATCCTGATTTTACCAGTGTTGAAATTTAGATTGTCGCCATTGTCAATATAGGTTAGTGTTTTGTCATCCTTTGGAAATGAGTTTAAAATAGAAGCACCAAATCCTGTTTCAATTTTCTTTTCATCTTTGACAAAATCATTTTCAATAAATATCTGTCTGTCGCCATATATTCGATTGTAATCGGATTTGTATTCTTTGTTGCCTTCGTCATCACCCTCTTGATGGGTAAAGATATATTTACCTGCTTCAAGTTCACCCATTGGAATGATGTCAAGTGGTTGTGACAAATCCCTTTTCTTTGTCCAATCTCTTACGGTGTTGATGTAAAATTCCTCACGTGGCAGAATTAAAAGCTCGTTTGTCATTTCAGTTGGTTCAACATATAAATTGAACATCCTGAAAATCCACCTTAAAAATTCCGCTTGTTTTGTTTCCTCATTGAAAAACCCAATAAAATCTATTGTATTGTTATATCCCGGTGCATCAACAATTTGATTGTAAAATTTAGTACCAGAATTTTGAATAAAAGAATTTAATGTGATGTCTGTTCTGGCCGCAATCAACTGACCATTTATTTGAATGTTGTCAAGTAAAATAGACACCACATCACCCTGATTTAATGCCAAACTTTCACCCACTAAAATTGTTTCATCAAATGTGATTATTTTTGTTTCAGGGGTTGTGGTGTGTGTAACAATTTGAAGCTGCCCATTTCTTACTGCCGCCCTGATGCCGTTGACATATATAGAATAAATGCAACTGAAACGCTGTTGAATATTTTGGGTTACAACAGAATTAAAAGTTACATTTAATGTGGATTTATTGTAAATAAACAAGTCATACTGCCCTGTCTTGCCAACCGTGAACTCACTGGTTGTCGTATTGAATTGGTTTGAAGGGTCACTTATCTCCGTTTGGAATGTAATCTTTTGCGGAATGGTTATGGTCTGCCCTGATGACTTTTGAACAAGGAATTGCCGTGATTGTATTTCGGCTTCGGGCAATACCGGGAATTGAGTGGGGCAAGGCACAACCAATCTTTTGAACTGCGCTGTGTTGAAAAACGAACCGCTTGTATATGTGTACCCAGCACCGCTGAAAATCTTGTCTACAATGTTTTTGGCATATAGACACACACTCATGTCATCGGTTTGGAATGTGCTATAATCAGGATATCTGCCATTGTCTAACCAAGTGTACACATAGCCCTCACCAATAGGTGCGCCACCGCTAAAATTCACATAGCCGCTGCTGTTTTTTATTATCGAAGTGTCCCACGAATTGAAAATGTTAGTGTCACTCATGATGTGATTGTACTCGGTAAAGTCCAAATCACTCAATTTGCTGTCCGCAATCTTGGCAGTAAGGTCAGCTAACTGCCCGTGCATGGAGCATTCGTACTCAATTTGGTTCAGGTCGTTAACCTTAATCGACAACAAACGGATAAAACCTTCTATCTGCGTTACTTCATCCACGGTCAACAGCGCATCGGCTTTCAGGTTAGGATTGAAATCAGGACTGAAATTGGTCGCAGTCGTATTGCGGATGCTCAAGTTCAAATCAAACAAGTGGGTGAACAGCTTGTTATTTGTCTTTGTACCGGGTAACGTGAATGTCTTTGTCCAATCCGATGACCTGCTTTCAGGTTCACGGATGTCGGCAATGGATTTGTTAATCTGTATTCCAAAATCGGTAGGCAAATCCACGC